CATTATCAGCTTATCAATTGCAGACGCAAGAAGCTGATAGCTCGATTGAAAAACTCAAGTTAGACCAGTCAATAGCTACCAAGCAGAAGAAACTAGAGCAGTTAAATGCTCAGTTATCTGCGCTTAAATCTGCTAGTCAGTCTAAACCTGTTGAGCCAAAAGCTCCGACGGCTCCAGGGGCTAATGCGACGGATGCCGAGCGTGAAGCTTATAACAGAGCTCTTGCAGATTACAATGTCGCTAAAGCTGATTATGACGCTAAACTCTCGGCGTTCAACATGAGTCAACAAGAGCGTGCTCAACGTATCAGCGAGCTAGAAGCTGAGATTGCTCGATTACGAAACGAATTAGGAGGTGCTTAATGCCACAAAGTGAAGCAGAGGGACGCTTAAATCTATACGATGATGTGACCCCTTTTGAAAAAACAAACAAAATCAGCGTCATCGTTGACGCTATCCGTAAAAAAACCAAAGGAGCAGACGTCCGTGAAGCCATCGCTACTGGTATTGAAACCACATACACAGACGCTGCCAAGAGCGGGAATACAGACATGGAGGTCGTGAAATCCAGAGAAACTTTTAACACACTTCCAGATAGGCTCGACAACATGTCTAAGAATCTTGATGGGAAAGCAAGTACTAAATGGGTTGAGTCAAAACTTAATGCCATTTCGTCAAATGCTCCTAAGGCTGTTTTAAGCTCGCTGGAAGAGATTCAGCGCACTTATCCAAACGGCGCCAATGGTATTGTCGTAGCGAGCAATACAGGTAAGTGGTACTACTTTAACGAAGGTGACCGCCACTGGAAGGAGGGCGGTGTCTATCAATCCAGAGGTCTTAATGTTGATGAAGTGACAGCTGATAATATCGACTTCACAGAATCAATCGAACAGTTATTGAGAGATAAGATTGAAGGCTCAGTCTATCTTTGGAATAACACTGCCATTGGGACATGGTCTTCTAATGGGTGGCTCAGATTTATGCCAATTCCAATTAAAAAAGGGTTCAAATACTATCTATCAAATGTTCGTGGAATCTTCACGTTTGCGATTTCCAGTGACGGCGGACGACTTGTTAAAAAGTTCTCTGAAACCGATGACTTAGTCACCACGGAGTACATTCCTCCAGAAGATTGCATGTTGTACGTATCTTCTAAACCAGACGAAACTGCAAGGGTGTTTAACGCTTCTCTCGAGGATTTGAAAAAAGCTAACGTTGACTTCTCGAACTTGCCAGACGGGTATATCTCGCTTAAAATTCCTAAATTAACACTAGATGTCAAACCGGAAGAGCTCAGTTTCGTTAACATCGTTAAACAGTTAATTGACGAACGTACCTTCAAGGTTGGGAAAGCGTGGTCTGGTAGTGGTAATGGTACATACGACGCTGGTACGTGGGGGATTTATCCTAAATTGTACATGCAAGCTGGCGTGACTTACGGTCTGAAAAATGTCCGTGGGGTGTTCACTCATTACTTTGACATTTCTGGTAAGAAGCTTAAAACATTCTCTACTACAGACGTTTTAGTCAGTCAAGATTTTACTCCGGACGCAAACGGCTATATCCTTATTAGTCGCTTGACATCAGATGAACCGACCAAGGTCATTCAAGGTGGAAACGCTCAAGCTCACTATCTTGAAAATCTTGATTTTGGCTCTAGTGCCATTGCTTCAAAAGTGCCATTCGTCATGCCGGATACATCAAAGGTACAGTTTGGATCAGATATCACTGGTATTGATACCACTCAAGTAACGACGATTAATAATCTCGGATACATGAGTCCGACTAAAAAATGGGACAAGAGCCGTGGCTTCATTGACACAATCAACGTCTATGTCAAGGATGCAGGAACATACAATTTCGCTATCGGTAACATCGACCAGAATGATTTGATTGTGTCCCCTCGAGTGTTCCAGAAACAGCTTGCAGCTGGGTATAACACACTGAATATCCGTGGCGAAGATAAGGAAATCTTCTTCGGTGAACAACTATTCTTTGAATCTCATGATAACCGTGTGTACGCTTCTAAAGGTGAACGTAACTTAATTCAAGACGCTCAACACGTTACTAACAACGCTGGATATTCCGGAAAGATTATGTACGAAACAGGGCAAGCTATCCCATTCAGCTATCGTGTGGATAATGAGAGCGCTCTTGAAAAGGTTGAGACGCTGAAGCAGAAAACAGATAAAATCGAACCTGTTGTTACAGAGCTCGAATTGTTCAAGAAAACTCCGATGATTACAAGTCCGAACGGCACGAAATTCCGTTTGTTAGTTGATAACAATGGCAATCTGTCAACAGTTTCAAACATTCCTAGTCGTGTGGCCGTTTTCGGTAACTCAATCCTAAGTCACCCATGGCTTAAAGGGATGGGTATGGCTGCTAGTGCACCAGATAAGGACTATTTCACTCTTGTCAAGAACTACATCTTGTCTAAGAACCCTAGCGCAGTGGTTGAGCGTGGTAATGGTGCAGATTGGGAATCTGACCCAAACAATCGACGTGGGACATTTGATAGCAAAATGAAGCAATCACTAGGCCCAGACACAGACATTGTCATCTTACAATTTGGGGATAATTTGAATACTGACGAGAAACGCAAGAATCTTGAAACAGACATCCCTAATCTTGTGAACTGGATTAGGGCTGCATCGCCAAAAGCTCTAATCTATTGGGTTGGTATCTACTACGCCTCACCGGATTTTGTCGAAAGAATCAAGCGCATTTGTGCCCCTTTAGGTGTCACATTCGTAGACATCTACCAGTATTCTAAAGACGCTAAGTATAAGTCTGAAATGGGTAAGGTGTTGAGATTGCCAGACGGTTCTAACTACACCATTACTAATGCTGGTGTGGCTAGCCATCCAGGCGATTTAGGACACAAGGCCATTGCTGACGAAATTATCAAGAATTTCTTGTTCTAGATTGGAGGTGAATAATGAGACAAGATGGAATCTTTGGAATCTTCAATGTTGTTCGTGATTTCTACGAGCACGGGATTGATGACCATCTCTGGGTTTTCCTGTTAATGGTAATCATCGCTTGTGATATTGCTGTAGGAGTGTCCAGAGCATGGGCTTATCATGAGTTTTCAAGCTCTAAATTTAGAAAAGGCCTTGTCAGCCATACTGCCATGATTGTATTCGTGGCAATCTTCTATCCATTTGCTGCTTTTATGAATCTCGGAGGGGTGCTAGATACCTTTATCCTTGCAATGATTGCAGCTTACGGCTCTAGTATCTTAGCTAGTTTGTCAGCGTTGGGCGTGGAAATCCCATACTTTGACAAGTACATCAAAAAGAATATCGATAAAGAAAAATTTATTTTAACCTCAGAAAAAGAGGAAAAAAAGGAGAAAACAGAAAATGATTAACTTTAAACTACGTTTGCAAAACAAAACTACTCTTGTAGCTCTTATCTCAGCAGTGTTCCTTATGCTGCAACAATTCGGGCTTCACATCCCAAGCAACATCCAAGAGGGAGTTAATACTCTTGTTGTAATTTTGGTAATTCTTGGAATCGTTACTGATCCAACAACTAAGGGCGTCGCTGACAGTGAACAAGCATTGAACTATCACGCACCTCGTGAGGACTAGCCTACGCTACAGATAACAACAATATTTTACTGAAACAGAAAGGAGAAGCATGACAACGAAAACACAGCTATTGAGCACTCTTGACAGTCTTGTGAATCAACGTGTTACGGTTCCTACAAATCCGTACGGTGGGCAATGTGCAGCGTTAGTTGACTATGTCCTACAATACGCTGGGCTGTTTAACTATGATTTTGGCTACTTGAACGCTATTGACGGCTTGGATAGAGCTGAAAGTCTAGGGCTTAAAGTCACACGCTTTAACGGCTCTAACAATCCACCAGCCGGCAGTGTTTGGGTGACTAATTGCTTGCCATATCACCAATTCGGGCACATCGGTTTTATTGCAGCAGAAAACCCAGACGGTACAGTTACTACTATCGAACAGAATATCGACGGCAACGCTGACGCCCTTTATAACGGTGGATGGACTCGAAAGGTAACTCGTAACCTTGATAGTGCTGGTAATTTCAGTTATATCGATTGGAACGCACCGGCTCAACAAATGGTAGGATGGTTTGAATTGCCGTTTGACGATTCTGAAATCGAGCCAGGCGGACTTAATAAGGGTGATTACTTCATCGACGTTTCAGCCTATCAAGCAGCAGATCTTACTGGTATCTGTCAAGCTGCTGGCACTAACAACACAATTATTAAGGTTTCAGAGGGCGTCGGTTGGTTAAGTCCAGTCATGACGCAACAAACCAATACAAGCAATTGTATTGGTTACTATCATTTCGCTCGTTTTGGTGGAGATGCAGTAACAGCGCAAAATGAAGCTAACTATTTTGTTAGCAACCTACCATCACGGCCACGTTATCTTGTATGTGACTATGAAGACGGTGCAAGCGGAGACAAGCAAGCTAACACTAATGCCGTATTGGCATTTATGGATGTTTGTAAGGCAAATGGTTTTGAGCCTATCTACTACAGTTACAAGCCTTATACATTAGCTAATGTGTATGTAGAGCAAATCACTGCTAAATATCCTAATAGCCTATGGATTGCAGCATATCCAGATTACGAGGTTCGCCCAGAGCCTTACTGGGGTGTATATCCAGATATGGATCATACTCGCTGGTGGCAGTTCACAAGTACAGGTTTAGTTGGTGGATTGGATAAGAATGTCGTAATTATTGGAAGCGAATTAAACAAGAAAGAAGAGGAAGAAAATATGAATTTTGTAGTACGAAGCAAATCTGGAAATCAAGGATATGTGGGAATCGTTAACGGCCACGTTTTTGGTATTGGTGACATTAGCACAGTTGACGAATTGAAATCAAACGGCGCTAAGCATTTGATGCTTGAAGACAATGATTTCCAACGTTTTATTGACAGTCAATCAAGAGACGCTGCTGAAGTGTCTAAGGCGATTGAAGAAGCTAGTGCATCAGTGGTTAAGGCTATTGAAGACCGTGCACAAGCTACACAAGGTCAAACTGGTGTATAATTAAATAATAAGTACCACGAAAAAAATAAATAAAAAGGATGTGAAATATTCACCTCCCCTCAGACTGCAGTAGGGACATCATGGCAGTAGTGGTCGAAGCCTCAGCATTTGCTGGGGCTTTTTTTATTTGGTATAAATACGGAATTATGATATAATTGAGGTATCAAAACACAGATACTAAAAACCTTATTACGGCTTGCCTGCAGTAATTCCTTTTTAGTTATAGTGAGTAAAAGGCTTGTGAGTTTGGCGACTGCTAAGCCTTTTTGTTGCAATCACGCGCTTTCTTGGCGTGTTTTTTTATTTGTGTTATAATAAATTTATCCATTATAGGCGAAGAGCTACGAGAAAACTCATAGCTCTTTTTATATTTGCTAATCTCTGCGATAAGTGATAACATAGATTTCGGAATACTTGGCATCATTTCGATAAATATTCTCGAACTGCCCCCGGCTTTTTAGTCGGGGTTTTTATTTTGCAAAAAAATAAAATATTTTTGGTAAAAGTGTTGACAAACTATCATGTATGATATATAATATAAATGTAAGATAAAGAAAGGGAGAACGAAAGAAGTTCTCAAGGTAAAGTAAAATGGCATTAACTCAAGAACAAATCAACCAACTTGTAAAAGAGTATAAAATGGCTTATGACGGAGAAGAAGTCACTGAAGAAAAAGTCCTCAATGACTTACAAGAGTACATGAAAGACTTCACAGATTACGAAGATTTCGACGAAGTTCCTTTTGAAGAATTAATCGACTTTATAGGATAGCCCAAATTAAAAAGGAGAAATAAAATGGAAATCAACAACGATGTCAAAGACCTAATTTTAGAATACGTGGGACGCTATTTCAAATTTGAGAATGACTTCTACAGATTGCCAGGCATCAAGTTCACCGATGCTAATTGGCAAAAATTCAAGAATGGAGATACTTCTATCGAAAAGATGGGGGCAGCACGAGTCAATGCCATGCTCGACTGCCTGTTCGATGATTTTGAACTTGCTATGATTGGCAAAGCTCAGCATGACTACTATTTGGACAATTCCCTTAAGTTAAACATGCCATTTTATGCTTACTATGACATGTTTAAAAAGCAGCAACTTCTAAAATGGCTTGAAAATAGCCATGATGACATCATCGGAGGGGCTGGCAGAATGTATACAGCAAGCGGAAACTGGATTTCTAGTGCTTATTTAGAAATTGCATTAGAATCCAGCTCTCTCGGTGGTGGTGAGTATATGCTTCAAATGAGATTCAAAAACTACTTACGAGACCCTAGACCGATACCAGCTGGCCGTCAAAATCGTCTCGAATGGATTGAAAAAAACTTGGAGAACATCAGATAATATAAGGAGCAAAACATGAAAGGTAATTATTACACAAAGAAACTGGTAGCGTGCGCTATCCAATTTGACAAAGATTTCCGCAAGATGGAAGGCGGAATCCCAGCTCTTGATAATATAACGGAGTTGATTCTATACATCGGTCAAACGATGGAAATTTCGAATAAAGCAAAAGACGAACTCGACGACATTGACACAAAATGTCTGATGTACAGAGGCGTCTGCAACAAACCAGACGCCTCTATCGATAAATGTAAAAATCTGTTTCAAGATGCAGCAATTGATTTCATTGCTACATGTAGAACACACGAAATTTTGGATATTTAAAAGACTAGGGTTAACCTAGCCTTTTTGTATATCAATGATATAAAATTAGACATTTAATTCAAATAGAGGTACACTATAGATGTACTTTTGGACGATTACGTGCAGAATGTTTTTGCTTTTTTCATTGTCGCTTGGTAGCTCATGCTGCCAAGCTTTTTTCTGCTCAAATCAAGAATTTTAGTATCCTTTATTGAAATGCTGGTCGTGTTGCTCATTATCAGTATTCTTCTTTTGCTCTTTGTTCCTAACTTGAGTAAGCAAAAGGATTCTGTAAAAGAAACTGGAAATGCAGCTGTCGTCAAAGTTGTGGATTCTCAAGCAGAACTCTATGAAATGAAAAATAACAAGACAGCTAGTTTAGCAGCTCTTGTTTCATCAGGTCAAATTACACAAAAACAGGCAGATTCATACAATGATTATTATGCGAAACATGGTGGTGAAAGCCGCTCGGTTGCCAATTAGAGCCTTCACCTTGTTGGAAAGCTTGGTGACATTAGCAGTCGTTACTTTTCTTACTCTGAGTTTGTCAGGGTCAGTGACGGGGATTTTTCAGCAAGTCGAGACTAATCTTTTTTATCTACGCTTTGAGTATCTGTATCGGGATAGTCAGCGCTTGGCAGCAGCGGAAGGGACTAACATTGAATTGCAGCTGACTAAGGATAAGATTAGTAATGGAAGAACCAGTCTCTCTATTCCTGAAAACATTCATCTGGATAAGGGGCAGACCCTAGTATTTGATGCTAAAGGAGGCAATTCTAGTCTTAGTAAGATTCGTTTCTCAAGTAACAAGGAGGTGGTGACTTATCAGCTTAACATGGGCAGTGGAAAATATAAAAAGACGGTCTCTTAGAGGCTATATTCTCATCGAAAGTTTGGTAGCCATGGCCGTTTTAGTGCTTGTCAGTGGCCTCATCTTAGAGCAAATTAACACTAATCGTAGGTTAATGGCTAAGAATCTTCATCAACAAGAGGTCTTGAGTGTGGCAACTATGGCCGTCCAGACCAAACAGGATCAGTTGACCTTAAATGGCATCACGGTAACAGTAAAACGTAGCAAGCAAGGCATCACGGTTTATGAATCAGGAAAGGAAATTACTCATGTCTCTAAATAGTAAGGTTCGCGCCTTTACCCTTTTGGAATGTCTGGTAGCCTTACTGGTTATAGCTGGTTCTGTCCAAGTATATCAAGGCTTAACCACCGTTCTGGTGAGCAATGTCAAACAGGTAAGACAACAAGAAAATCAAGATTGGCTTCTGTTTGTCCAACAAATGGAGGCAGAGTTAGAAGGTTGTCAGTTGGTTAAAGTAGAAGGCAACAAGCTCTATGTCAAGCAGGATAATCAAGACTTGGCCTTTGGTATCTCAAATGCTTCTGATTTTCGAAAAACTAACGCCGATGGTCGAGGCTATCAACCCATGCTTTTCGGTTTAAAATCTAGTACAATCAGTCAAAAAAATCAGATAGTCACCATTGAAGTTATTCTTAAAAATGGTCTGCAAAGGAGTTTCGTTTATGCTTTTGAAAAAACAAGTTAGGGGAGGTGTTCTCCTCTATGCCCTTTTTATGGCTGGCATTTTTACACTTCTTCTTCAGGTTTATCTGGATAGGGTAGTTGCTAGCTCTAGACAAAATCAAGCACAAACAGTAGCTAGTCAGAGTCGACTTATGGCAGAAATGACTGTGGATTTGGCTGACAAGGAGTCGGGTTCTTTTAGTTTTGCTCAGGGAAGTACGACCTATGAGGTA